TCACCATAAAAGATAACGCCGGAGCAGTGCTTCGGCGTCATTTTGCTTCGCTTTCCGGACGACGTAGGTAATCAATTCATCCGGCGTCGGTATGTCTCCCTTTCGAGGTATCTTGGCCCATTGTGCCTGCACCTTGGGGTCGGGATTATTGAACCCTGCCCGTATAGCGGCCTCCATTTCTCGGCGGACTTCCTCCACCGTAGTATTGTGCTCTGCCGCTATTCTCTCAAAGATGTGCGTGAATCCCTTTTTTCTGTTCATTGGTGATGACCTCTTTCTTTGTTGTATTAACGCGTACACAGCGCGTCCTTACCTGTGTTATCATAGGACATATGGACATACAAGTGCCTATCAAACAGTTTACAGATAAGAAGATATGGACGCACTAAGGCATAAAAAAGCCCGCAGGCTCTATCGTAGAACCTGCGGGCTTCTTCTATCCATATTTACTTTATGCGACCTTCCATATATCCGGTTCTATTGAAATCTCGGAGCCGTCCCTGAATGTGAGTAACAGGCGCTGGTCGGCATAAACCGTCACCGATTCCACCGTGATATACCAAAGCTCCTCGTCAAACTCCGTTACGAGGTCGCCCTGCTTCACAAGCATTTTCAAAAAGCGCATGATGTTTGTTCGTTTGGCGGTACGTTCAAGACGCAGAGCGTTTATTTCGGTCATCCGGACGCGGGCCGCCGCGTAACGCTCTGTCAATGCGGTATAGCGCCGCTGGTATTCCTCTTGGTTGAGGGCGGTCTGCGCGTTCTCCTGTACGCATTTACGCGTCAATTCCATTACCACATCACATTCGCCTTGAAGCTCGACGCTCTCGGCGTCAAGGGCTGTGTTGTCTGTCAAAACGCGGATTATCTCGTCATAGACCGCCAGAATTTCCGCTTTACTATCCAACAGGCGATTGAAGGCCGCAAGGAACGCCGCCTGTATCTGCTCGTCCGTTAAATGCGTGACCCTGCATTTCTCGCCGCCCCGGTGCTTTTCGTTACATTGCCATACCATGCGGCGGTATTGGTTGTTGCTGTGCCAGACCTTGCTGCCATATAGGCTGCCGCATTCCCCGCAGAAGATTTTCCCCGAGAAACAGTGGGCGCTGCTCGTCCACCGGCCCGATTCCTTACGCTGTTTTAGCTCGTATTGCACAAGGTCGAATATCTCCGGCTCAATGATAGCCGGGTGACTGTTGGCGACGTAGTATTGCGGCACCTCGCCCTCGTTGACCTTCTGCTTCTTGGTGAGGAAATCCACGGTGAATTTCTTCTGCAAAATGGCATCACCTTTGTATTTCTCGTTAGTAAGGATACTGATAACCCCATTAGGCCGCCAGTTGGCTTTGCCGCCCGGCGTCAGAATGCCCTCGTCTGTAAGCATGGAGGCAATGAAGGAGGGCGATTTCCCATAAAGGAAAAGCCGATAAATGAGCCGTACTATCTCCGCTTCTTCCTCAACAATAACGGGTAAGCCGTCCGGGCCTTTTTTATAGCCCAGGAACCGCTTATACGGAAGGCTTACTTTTCCGTCCGCAAAGCGTTTGCGCTGGCCCCACGTCACATTCTCGGAAATGGAGCGGCTTTCTTCCTGCGCCAGTGAGCTCATAATGGTAATAAGGAGCTCGCCCTTGCTGTCGAGGGTGTAAATGTTTTCTTTTTCAAAATACACCTCGACACCCTTTTCTTTGAGCTTGCGCACGGTGGTTAGGGTATCCACAGTATTGCGTGCGAAGCGCGAAACCGATTTTGTGATAATGAGGTCGATTTTTCCGGCAAGCGCGTCATTTACCATGTCGTTGAAGCCGTCGCGCTTTTTCGTGCTCGTCGCGGAAATGCCCTCGTCGGTGTATACCTTTACAAATTCCCATTCGTCCTTGGACTGAATATAGCGGGTATAATAATCTACCTGCGCCTCGTAGCTGGTTAGCTGTTCCTCGGTATTGGTGGATACCCGCGCATAAGCCGCCACCCGTTTGCGGGCCGCCATGCTCATGACGTTGAAAGGCAGGTTTTCAATTTTTGCCGGTATGAGGGTTACGGCCCGAGGGGCTATCGCTGTATTCGCCATTATTCCGCGCCCCCTTTCCGATGATTGTGCCGTAAGGCGTGCTCGCGCGCCTGCTGCTTCATTTCCGGGCTCCAGCTATCCCGGCGCGATTTGTTTTCCCATGTTTCGGTTATCTCGGTGCCGTCGCGTAATATAAAAATCAGGGTGCCATTTTCCGGCACCCTGATTTCCACGACCATCTTGGTGAAAACCGCTTCGTCAAATTCGGTCAGGCCCAATACCCGAGCGGCAATGGAAGAAAGAATATCTTCCGGTATCTGCTGCGACGGGCAGTAGGCTTTGCCCTTGGTATTGAAGGTGGTACATATCCAAACCGCCCGCCTGTACTTGCCTCCGGCGTTGGCTATCTTCCGGCGAAAATGCGCCCCGCATTTCCCACAGACCATCTTTCCGGTGAACGGATACGTCTGGCGCGGCCCGCGTGATTCCACTGGCCGGTACTTGGCAGCCCGGCGCTCCCGCTCCGCGAGAATGCGTTCATATGTTTCGCGGTCAATAATGGGCTCGTGGCTGTTGGTTACGAAATACTGCGGTTTTTCTCCGCGATTGATACACAGCTTCTTTTCGATGGGGTCATTGACATACTTTTTCTGTAAGAGCATGTCCCCGGCCACTTTCTCATTGAAAAGAAGGCCCCGGATAACATTCTCGCGCATTTCGCCTCCGCGCTTACCACGAGCTCCCGCACAACATAAAGCGCGGGAGAGATTGATTCCGCCGTTCCCTTCAAGGTATAAATCTGCGGCAAGGCGAAGTATCTCCGCCTCCTCCGGTACGATTTCAAGAACCCCATTGACGAGCTTATAGCCATACATGGTGATACTCCAAGGCAAGCCCTGCTCATAATTGGATTTGATGCGCCACTTCTGGTTTTCACTAACCGAGCGGGCCTCCTCCTGCGCGTATACCGCAAGAAGGGTTAGTAATAATTCGCCATCCCCGCCAAGGGTGTGTATGTTCTGTTCCTCAAAGTACACGTCCACATTCAGCGCCCGGAGCTCCCGTATGGTTCGGAGGGTAGTCAGGGTATTGCGGGCAAAGCGGGAAACCGACTTGGTAATAATCATGTCGATTTTACCAGCCCGGCAATCGTCGAGCAGCCGCTGAAACTCTGAGCGGGTATTCTTGGTGCCGGAAATGGCCTCGTCGGCATACACACCCGCGTATTCCCAGCCGGGGGTTTTCTGTATCAAACCGCTGTAATGGCTGATCTGTGCGGATAGCGAGTGAAGCATGGCGTCTTTTCCGCTGGATACCCGCGCATATGCGGCGACGCGTTTTGCCCGTAATTCGGCCTCGCGGATGGCGAGCGGCGTAATGTTTTTAATGATTCTTTGCATATAAAAGCCTCCTTCCTTGGTGTCACAGCTTACCCTTGACACCGCTGTCTTTCAAGGCTTTCAGCCCCTGAAAGTCCCAAGAAAAGGACAAAATTTCGTACAAAGAACCTCCTCGATTTTCCGGTAATCCTCGTCATTTATGACGCCTTTTTTCAGCATGGCCTTGGCGACCGCGAGCGCGGCCTGATACTTTTTTTCGCGTTCAAATTGTTCTCTCGTCATAGCCGCCCTCCTTTCCGAAGCGGGCCTTGATATAGCAGGCATGACTGCAATATTTCCGGTTCTTGTTTCCATAGCTCTCAAACTCTTTGCCGCATTGCTCGCAGGCAGCCCGGTAATAGGCACGCTGCTCGGACAAATAAGGGTGAGATTTCCACCAAGCGCGGCGGCAGCCTTCTGAGCAAAACTTCTTCGGTTTGCCTCTTTGCCAGGACGCCAGCGGTTTTCCGCAATGACGGCATAGCCCCTCCATGCGCTTATCTGCCACGCCGGAGAGGCCGTTGCGTCTACAAAAGCTCTTTACCGTATTTTCTGAAAGGGCAAGCCGGGAGGCTATTGCCTTGTATCCTAATCCCTCGCCACGCAGATAGCGAATTTTCTCTTTTTCCATATCGGTCATGATACAAGCCTCCCTTGGAACAAAACGAGCGACCCCGGAAGGCCGCCCGCGCTTAGTTTGGTATTTTCAAAACCTGCCCGGCATAGATGGTGTCGGAGGTTAGGCTATTGAGCGCCTTAATCTCCGTGTACCGAGTACCACTGCCGAGGCGCTTCTGCGCGATACCCCATAGGGTGTCGCCTTTAGCCACCGTATAGGTGGAATAGGCGGCGCTGCCGGTATAGACTACCTTGCCGCTTTCATCAAAGACGGAGTATCCAGCGTTCTGATCGGCGCAGCGTTTCGCGTTATCCAGTACCTTGAACGCACCCTTTTGCGTGGCCGCGTCCGCCCAGCTTTTGCGTACCCGGTAGAGGACGGAGGTATCCGCCGCGCCGCCGCCAGTATCACCGGTGGAGGAATCCGCCAGTTTGGCTTTTACCGCCGCACGGAATGTGTCCATACTTTTCCCATGGTGCGGAAACCAGTGGCCGGGGTCGGCGTGGTTGGACGCAATACCGCGCTTATGCCCTTCATAATGCCCGATAATCACGCCGTCCTTCATAGGGTCAAGGCCGTACATTTTGCAGAGATAGACGCAGAGTTCCACGGCCTCGGTATAGACCTTATTGAAATAGGAAGCGTCGGCCAATCCGTCCTCGCAAATCTCAAAGGAGATGTGCGTATCATTGCCGGAGCCTTTGGAACCCGAGCCGCAATGCCAGCCCCGGTGATTCCATGGGAGCACTTGGTATGTCGCCACCGTACCGTCAGCCAGCTTGCCGATAAAGGCGTGGACGCAGACCTGCCGCCCGCCCGGCTTGTCTTGGTTCCAATGATTATTATATTGGTTGCGTCCCAGCAAGCCGTCGTCCGGGCCGACGTAGCGTTTGAGGTTGGGGTTATTGGCTCCCGTCGAATGCACCATTACACCCTTCGGCGTAATTGTTCGCCCCGCCTTATAGCAGGCGTTATTTACAAAAATCAGCGTATGCAGATTCATAGGGGTACCTCCTTCGGGTTCGGTCGCGCCCCCAAAATCAACAGCACCGCCCTTGCCGTAAGCCGACAGGAGGACGGTGCCGTCATAATAGAACGCGAGAATTTTGTTGTATGGGACGCCATTCTTGGCCGCCCACATGGCTCCGACTTGGCTCATACCCACGCCATGGCTAGGGTTTGTGGGCTTTTCTTGCCGGGCGGAGGCATCCCATGGGTCAACCTTATTTACATAGTAAGGATAATTGCGGCTCCAAACGTCGCCGCTGCGCTTGGTTTGCCCGCCGTTGGAGGACGAATAGAAACAGTCAATCATGGCCTCCTCATAGCAAAGTACCTGTCCCGCCGTATCCATGACCGCCTGCCTGCTCCGAGGGCTTTTCTCCGCAAGCGAGCAGCGGTACGCCTGAAACGAGGTCGTGTCGTTCATCACCGTACCGGCCAGCGCGCGCTTTGCCGCAAATGTCCGAGCGGCCACGGCCTGTGCTTTTAGCGCCTCCATATGGGCGGATTCGTATATCTCGGCAGGAACCACGCCGCAGAGGTATTCCTCAATGTCCAGAACAACCGGCTCAGAACCATATCGCGCAATGTTCTCCGCGCGGGTCATTTTCAGGGTGACGTTCATTTCCCGTCCTCCTTGTCCTCGCGGTTATGCAATTGCGCCAGTACCTCTTTGAGCTTTTCCGGGATGGGCAGGCCCAAGTGGCCCGCATTTTCCAGCATGGAAAGGCCCTCGTTAGAGAGATAAAAGAAAATCATCGCCGTCCGCAATGCGCTGCCGTTGCCTAAGACTTGGCTGTCTATGATGTGGCCGACGCCCACCATTACGAAAATAAGCACCTTGCGGAAAATGCCCTTGAAGCCCACATTACTGGATAGCTTCTTATCCGCAATCGCGCACATTACGCCGGTCAGATAGTCAATTACCACAAAGGCAATCAGCGCGTAAAGAAACCCGTCCATGCCGCCTAAAAACCAGCCGATAAACCCGCCTGCCGCCGCGAGTGCCGCCTGTACCGTTTGCCATACCGTTTTCATCATCAATACCTCCTGATTTTCGCAAAAATAAAACGCCTGCCGTTTTCGGCAAGCGTCAAAACATAAATTTTGAGGTCTATATCTGCCGGGGGAGCGCCTCCCACAGCCGCATATCTTCCTGGCCCAGCGACCAGAGGGCAAAGCCCCGGAGCTTCCAGCGGTAGGCCGCCTCGTTGGCCCAATAAATGAGGGAGTCCGCGTCCGAATAGTAGAGAATACTGAACCCGTCCGCATCGCCGAGCAGGAGGCGCACAGTCCAGACATTTATATCCCTCGGCCTGATTCTAACCCGGTAATCATGGCCACATTGCAGGGGCAGCAGCTTGCTATGAAAAAACTCATAGTCCAGAGAGATTTCCTCGGAGCGAGTGGCGCTTTCGTCCACATCCGACGTAACCGTGAATACCTGAAATTCCTCGTCCCACGTTACGCCGGTGCGGGCAATCCGCCCAAAGGAAGCCCCGGAGCCGTCCGGGTACACAACGTCAAAGCGTTCGTATGGTTCATACGTCCATGCGTCGCCGAGCCGCAAAAGCTGGCATTTGATAGGCCCGTCGGAGCGGATACCGGCGAAACCCCCTGCCCCCGATACGGTGGCCGTGAAACGGAGCGTATTGCTCGCACCGCTATATACCCGGACGCGATTGCCGCGCTTCCTCATTTCAATGGTATACATGGAGGGGTTGCTGCGGATAACAGCGTCGGGTGTCCGGGAAAAGCTGGTGGCATAGCTGCCCAGCAGGGTACTGCCTTGGTATAGCTCCACCCGCTGAGTATCTATATTTAAGCAAGCAAATATGTTGCCAACGAATACCCCGGCCCGGCCTGAGCCGTTCGAGGGGAAGGCGATCTGCGCGCGCAAATGCACGTCGGCAAACCCCTCGTATTGCCACGCCAATTGCCCGGAGCCTTCCAATTGAGAATAGGGCCGGTTTGCCGTGCTCTCCGGGTCTTGCCATACTGCCCATGAACCCGACAGGGTACGCCAATAGGTCGAGGGCAAAGGCGGGGAATCCCGGAAATCCTCATACCATATTAAGGCGCTGTCCGGCTTGCGCCGGAGCATTTCAAAGGTGATCTTAAATCCCCGGTCGGGCTGCGCCGGATTGCCGTTCACGTCGATAAACTGGCGCGGGGCCAGTGTATAGACCGCTTCGCCGGGCCATGTGGATTCTGAAAAACTGCTGCATACCCGGAAGCCGTAAAACTGAACCCCCGGCACGCCGCCGCTTATGCGTATGGTGTGGGAGCCTGCCGAGAGATAAACTCCCGAGGAAAGGGAAAGCCAGCAGATTTTCCGCCAATAGGGCCACCATAAGCGCGATTCCTGAAACATCTTTGTGGAGCCGTCCAAGGAAACGCCGAGCGCATTTCTATCCCAAAACGGATAACAAAGGCGTACCGCCACGTCGTAGGTGCCGCTTTGGCTTACTGTAAAGTTATAGGTGGCTTCGCCGCCCTCGCCAAGTACCGCCATGTTCTCGGTCACGGTTACAATGCCCGAATAGCTGTCCGGCACGCCGTTCCGGTCAACGTAAATCGTGCCAAAGACAGAGTTTTGCTCCTTGCCATAACAGGTCAGATAGCGCCTGCGGTTGTAAGTTTCCCTTGTCAACGCGCCCCGCGCGGACTCGGCCATTGTCCAGCCGTCCATGAAATCATACACATGCGGCATCGCCCACGGCACCATGTCCACATCGTCCCAATAGGCAATGATGGGAATGAACGGCTGCGGCTGCCCATCATTGGTAAAGTTATACGAGCCGTTTAGCCAGAATTGCGCTGCGTAATAGGTGTTGGAGGTTCCCCGGTACGTTACGCCCATGTTTTCCGGCGTGTCATGTATGCGCCAGTTCCAGCCGTAACCGGGCAGGCCCATAAACACCTTATCCGGCGCCATGACCGCAACCGCATAGTTGTAAACACCCTCCAGCCAACTGCGAGGCGATACCGGGCCGGGCGCGGAGCCCGCCCACGACATGCCGTAAGACATAATGGCGGCGGTATCGCAATATGGGTTGAGGTCGGCGTATACGCACCAATTCTCGCCGCCGACGCTCCCTTCCACGCCGGTCATACCCGGCAGGCAGATGTTTACCAGCTTCGCCGGGTTATAGTTTTTGACCGTCGAGTATATGTCCCGGAACAAGGCGTTGGCAGAGTCTTTGTTTTCATAGCCGCCGCCCCGTTCAAGGTCAATATCGACCCCGGCGCACCAAGGGTATTTCTGCATAATGCGCACAATCTCACTTAAAAACTTGGTCTTGGCTCCGCCTTCATTATTGCGTAACGCGGTGAAAATGGAAGCGGTGCCATGGTTCATAATGGTAAGCAGCCACCGGACATGCGGCCAGCGGTTAATATAGGTCATCATGGTGGCAATACTGGTGCCGGTTTCAGATAATGTGCCGGTGGAATCCACTTCAAACGTAAAAATCCCCACCGTATTGAGGCGGTCGCCGTAATCCCGCAGCACCTCATACATTCGGGTATTCCCCATGTAAGCCCACACCATGTTCCGTTTGCCTTTGAGCAAATCCATTAAAACCGCTCGCCTCCTTCCTGCGTCTGCTGAAATACAAAGAGGAGGCGGGCGGATTTGTACTCCTCCAATTCCACAACATGCTTGCTGTCGCCATAGGCGACATATTGATAAAAGCCCTGTTTTCCAGTAGCGGAGCCGTTGCGCAGACATTCGCGGCGTCTGGCCAGCAGGGCCAATTCATCACCGGCGAGAGCGGAGGCAAGGAAACGGACGCTGTGCGCCCCTTGGCCCATGCCAGTGCCAAGGGCAATACTGCCCGCCGCCATATCTCGCACCGGGTAGATATAGCAATCCAACCCGGCGCTTACCTGCGGGGATTTATCTATCACAACGGTACTGCCGCTGGGAGTAATGCTGTTGTTGGCTATCACGACGGTATCGCCGCCCCGGACAATACCGTTGAAATGCCGGGGTGGCTGAATTTGGCCGTCCTTCCGGTATTTTTGCAGGAACCGGCTGGTATGGGTAACATGGCCGGTCTGCCAATCGCCCTCCTGTAGCTGCAAATCGGTGAAGTAGATGGTGCCGGTGCAATCGCTTATCATGGGCGCGACCGAAATGCTCACCACCCGGTTTTCGCCTTTGGGTATCACTGTTTCCGAGAATCGCGTAAACTCCATACAATCACCCGTCCATCGTCCATTGTATCTCCGAAGGATGGCCTACCCAGCCGGTAGCCACCGCGCCGCCCTGTATCATCATGTCGGTGATATACACAACGCCGGTGCAATCAATGACACAAAGCCGTATGGTAATGGCCCTGATCCGCCCGAAGCCCTTCGGCGACAGGTCATTTGCAATCTGCTGAAAATACGCCATAGGCACCGCCTTTCTTAAAAGAGGTCGATAAACCGGGTTTCGGTACTGCCGTCCTCGTACTCAAATATCACCTGAATACCGACCTGCCCGTTCGGGCCTTTTTCCAAGTCCTCGCTGGCAATCTGAGCGGAAAAGGTATAGCTGCTCCTATTCGCGGGATAAATCGTTTGCGAGAGGCTTTTTGTCATATCGGATACGCCCACGGCTTTGAAGCAGGCGGTACCGCTGACCCCGTTTTCCGTATCCACCTCAAAGCCCGAATTGAGCCAGTAGGCCAGACTATTGTCGGCCCGGCTGTTGAGCATGTGATTGAAGGGTACCATATCTTTGATTTCGCGCCGGTCGAGCACATCCACTTGCGAGAGCATATCCGCCGCCTTGTCCCAAGCCGCAGTAGAATCGCCGAGCTCCCGGAGCTTGGTGGATAGCTCAATGACGGTTTTCCATGGCTCCTGCAAGTTATACTCGCGCCGGATAACGCGGGTTCGTATGGTAAGGTTTAGTTCCTTGTCTTGCACCAGAACCGTATCGCCCAAATCCCACGCCTCATGCTCGTATCCGGTCAGCACCGACAAGTCCATGGCGGAGAGCACATAGGAAACGCGGGGCTTGGCGTACTCGGCGAGGCGCATTTGCGTAAATTCCAGCATTTGATACGGGTTTGTGAACGACGATAAATCCAGCGTTGAAATCCGCAGGTCGGCGCTGTAGGTATAGTCCTCCACATACGGCTTTCCGTCATTGATGGAGGCAAAGGTTATTCCGTCCTTGCCAATCGCATACAGGCGGGTTACAAGGCTGCGGGTATCCACGACCCGCTTAATGCTTTTCATGTTCTTGCGGTAGGAAAACAAAGCGCCGCTGTCCTTGCCGCTAAATGTCAAAAGGCTAACCTCCCGGTTAGCCGAATCGAATATAAGGTCGCCGCCGTGAATATCGGCAGCAGCCCGCAGGATAGCAAGCGCGCTCGTTTCCGAGCACGTCCATGTGCGCCGCGTGGCGACGGTAATTGTCCCCAGCGACCAGCCGGTACCCAGCAGGGCGTAGCTCATGGGAGCCTCCGCTGTTTCCGCATTGTATTCCTGCGGTTCCTTTTCCACGCTGAAGGAGAGGTCATAGAAAGCGGCCTCCGCATATACCTGCGTAACCACCCTGCCGTCGCTGCCCTTATCGTCGGTCAAGGTGCGTATGCGGTAAATATCCCCGGCAACCTGCACCTGCTTTTCGTTATCGAGGTACGACCGCTTGGGGTCACGGAACGGGAGCTTAAATTCCAAAGTATCTGAGCCGTTTATCTCGTCGGTCACGAGAATATCATAGGCGTTCTCCAAGACCGCCTCCCAAGCGCCGCTCGTATCCAGCACAATAGGCCGGGCAAAGCCCAGCCGCTGGTACACAGCTATGGGTATGTCGTGCAACTGTATCTCAATGAGCCTCGGCGTGCGCGAGGTATCGGTGGTGGCGAGCGTTACCCGAAAGCGGATATACTCATTGTTGGGCGATTGCAAAGCGCCGCTGGTATCCACAAGCTGCCATGCCGTCCAGTTCAACATATCGTCGCTGGTGCTGGTTTCCACCGAGGTAATGCTGGTTACACCTGCCGTATATTCGCTGGTAACGGCCACCCGCCCGGTACCGGCCAGATTGCATTCCACCGCGCGGGTATAAAGCTCGCCGCTGGCGGGATAAACGCCGCTTGTAGCTTTGAGGGTAACGACGCCGGGCTCCGTCCATGCGTCCACATTGGCGCTGCTGCTCGCGCCGTTCGCCATCTGCGCGTTCAGGAAATGGCGCTCCAAATCGTCCATGGTGAGCGCCGAATCCGTTTCAAAGAACCAATCGTCAAGGCCGCCCGCGTACCAGTATGTCGTTTGCAACATGCCGAACACAATGTTGGCGGTACAGGCGGGGTTGAGGATGCCGGTAAAAGTCTCCACACTCGTCTTCCATGTCACGCCGTCGGCCCGGTTGCCGATGAAACTCTGCACCGTACTTGCTTCTATATCTATAATGGTGGCGATAAAATACCAGCCTCCATTAACAAAGGGTATCTGCATGGTTGGCTCGGAGCGGTCATGAATAAGCGAACCCGACGAATTGTACAGCATGACCCGGTACCGCCCATTAAATAAGGAAAGGTAGAACAAGGGCTGGCCGGGGCCGTTTCGCGTGCTTACAAGCGGGCAATAGGTGTTGCCTATGCTATAGGTCGTGGGGTTAATCCAGCCGCCGATCACCAGGCGCTTACCGAGATTAGTAAAAAACGAGCCGTCATTACTCGCGGTCAAATAGGTGCGCTCGGTGGCCGGATTGCTTATATTCATACGGAAATAACGGCCATACCGGCTGAGTGGAAGGCTTGCCGTCGTACCCGACCAGCCGGAAACGGTGAGCCTGCGATTATGCCCGGAGGAATCGGCAAGGGCGGTGCTGCTGTCAGGCGCGTCCTCATTGAAACGCCACAGCGCCCCGGTCTTTTCGGTAGGGGCATACTCGCCGGTGAAATCTTCCTGCGCCGTCAATATAGATTTTATCGCCATGGGTTCACCTCCACCGGCTGTTCGCCTTTATTTCAAGCTCCGTAAACGAAGCGTTTTCTGTTTCAATCACAATCTCGTTGCCGCCTTGGTGCAGAACGGGGAAATTGAGCTCCCGCATATTTGCCAGCCCGTTCCGCAGCGTTTCTCCGGTTGAATCTATCACCTTGGCTGTCACCAGCCCGGTATCCACCACCAGCGTTTCACCTGCGGAGAGCGGGCCGACGATATAGAGTTCCTCGCCGTTGGTCGTGATTTTGATATGCCGCCCGGAGCCGGAGGCAATGTCCCCCCACATGGAATATACCGGCTCCGAGGTGGTATTTCCTGTGTTTCGGGTGAAGGTGTGCGAGCCGGTACTGCCAAAGGCCGCCGCTTCATCTGATAGAGCATAGGCGAAAGGGTCGGGACAGATAAACTGCAAATCGAAGGCCCCCGCTGTACGCAGGAGCCTTTCGCAATCCACCGCCTCGGTAAGCCGGGCCTTATAATACCGGTCGGGAACATCGTCAAGCATTAGCTGCTTGACGCCATCCTCCGGGTTGAGCCATTCGGCCACGCCGTCGAGCACGGATACCAAAGCGGCAAAGTTCCGCTGGGGCATGACGCCGCAGCGTATGGTGATAATGCGCTCGGCGCTGTCCGAGCCAAAGTCCGCCACGCCCGGCTTGCCCGGCACGGTTTCATAGGCGTTGCGGCGCGCGGGAGATACCACCCAATTGGTGAGCCTTGCCCGTATTTTCATAGATTGCGACGATACGCCGCCGAATAAAAAGCCCAAGCGCGGCACCTCCTTTACGCCGTACTAAAGCGACCCTGCGCCCGCGAGCCGGTCTGCATGAGATTATAGAGTTCTTGGCTGATACGCCGTATGTCGTCCTCGGAGCGGACAATCATCTGCTGCACCATCACCAGCGGGCCACCGCCCATGGAAGCAAAGCCAGCGGAGCCGTTTACATTGACATTGCTATCCACGTCAAGAGCGGTCGGGATGGCGCTTTGTATATCATCGGACACACTGTCCATGGCACGCTGGAAGCCCACGCCGATGCCCTCGCCCATATTCGCGCCGATACCGGCAAAGACGGTGGACGGGGATTTGATACCCAGCAAACCCTTGACGCCGCTTACGATACCGCCGACGAAGTTTTTCACCTTGTCGGTAATCCATGTAATCATGGATTTAATACCGCTCCAAAGGCCGGTGACGATGTTTTTACCTATATCCACCACCGAACCGACCGCTTTGCCGAGCCCTTGGAGAATGGCGGCGATAATCTGCGGTATGGCCTTTACAAGCTCCGGTATGGCTTTCACAAGACCCACGGCAAGCTGCACAATCAGGGTGAGGCCCATTTCAACGAGCTTCGGCAGGTTCGATGTTAAGGCGTTGATAAGCGCGGAAATTATCTGCGGGATGGCCGCCACAATGGTTGTGATAATGCGGGGCAAGTCACGAACCAGCGCAATAAGCAGGTCAATACCCGCTTGGATAAGCTGCGGAATACTGTTGATAATGGCGTCAATCACGCTGCTGATAATCTGCGGAATCACCGCGACCACCGCGTCGATAATCTCCGGAAGCGCGGTCACGAGCGAGGTCAACAGGTCAATACCCGCTTGGATAATCAAGGGAATGGAATCCAGCAACGCCGTAATCAGGCTCCCGATAATCTGCGGCAGCGCCGCGATTAGGACAGGGATTGCCGCGAGCAATCCGTCCGCAAGCCCCATAACAAGCTGTAGGGCCGCATCTATCAACAGGGGGACGTTATCAATCAAGCCTTGGACAATCTGGATAACGGCGGAAATGGCGGCGGGAATAAGCTGGGGCAAAGCCAAGCCTATACCACTCACGAGCGCCGTCACCAGTTGAACAGCCGCATCAATGAGCAAGGGTAAATTGTCAATCAATGCCCCCACGATAGTCATGAGCGCCGCAACAGCCGCCGGTATGAGCTCCGGCAAAAGGGTTAAAATCGTTGTCAGCATCTGCGTGAACAGTTCCGTGACGGTGGAAAGCAGAGACGGAAGCAGGTCGCCGATTGCCTTTAGTATCCCATCAAGGGCGGGCGGCAGAGCCTTTACGATATTCTCGATGACAGGCACGATGTTTTTCACGACGTTCTGGAACGCCTCAACCACATTGCCAATCAAAAGTCCAATGTCCGCGTTGGCGTTTCCAAGCCCGGCCATCAGGTTTCCGATAGCCGACTGCATACCCGCCATAGAGCCGCTTATTGTCTCGGTGGCTTCCATGGCGGTTGTTCCGGTTATGCCCATTTCCGTCTGAATGACGTGGATTGCCTCGGTCAAGTCCGAAAACGACGACAGGTCGTACTTAATGCCGGAGATTTTCTCGGCGTCAGCCAAGAGCCGCTCCATTTCAGACTTTGTACCGCCATAGCCCAGCTTGAGGTTGTCGAGCATGGTGTAGTTTTGTTTGGCAAAACCCTGATAGGCATTTTGTATGGACGCTATGTCTGTACCCATTTTGTTGGCGTTGTCGGCCATATCCGTAATCGCCATGTCCGCAACCTGTGCGGCCTTAGTCGTATCGCCACCGAGGGACTGGATAAGACTTGCGGAAAAACCCGTGACGGTTTCCATGTACTCGTTAGCGGACATTCCTGCGGTCTTGAAGGCATTTTCGGCATAGCCCTGCACAGCCTGCGACGCCTCACCAAAGAGCGTGTCCACGCCGCCGACCAGTTGCTCGTAATCGGCGTATGCCGCTATGACTTCCTTGCCGAGTTTGATGGCGGCGGCCCCTGCGGCGACTGCCACAGCGCCCATAGCCGCGCCGATACCCTTCAATACGCCGCCTAATTTCTCAAATTTACCCCCGGATTTTTCGGCAACATCACCGGCATCTTTTAGTTCGTCGCCCATATCGTCCGCGCTGTCGGCGAGCTCGTCGGCAGCTTCGGCGGAATCATCCATACCGTCGGCATTTTTACGCAGGGCATCGTTGTTGTTTTCCAGTTCCCGCTCCAAAACATTGAGCTCGGCCTGCGCATTATTAAGCTGGGTTGCCCACGCTTGCGTGCGGCGGTCATTTTCGCCGAAGCTCTCGGTGGCGTTGGAGAGGGCGTCCCGCAAAAGGGTGATTTTGTCCTTCTGCGCGTCAATTTCCTTATTCAAAACGGCATTGCGGGCAGAGAGCGCCTGCACCGACTTGTCGTTCTTGTCGAACATGGAGCTAACCAAGTTCATTTCTGAGCCGAGAACCTTAAAGGCCGCGTTGATGTCTTTCAACGCGGCCTTAAATTCCTTTTCGCCCTCGACGCCGATTTTCAGCCCAAAATTATCTGCCAAGCACTCTCACCTCCTTAGATACCGTGCGGAATAATGTCGTCAATAAACAACTCCCGCTTGGGTTTTGACAGCCCGAGAAATTGCTTGTGGCACTCCCATAAATCCAGCAATTCGCCCAAGGGAAGCAGCCATGTTTCCTCGGAGGTGCGGTTCAAATGGACGGTGCCGTAATAAAGGAGCCGGACAAATGTCTCCTCGACACTTATCCGGCCTCCACGTTTTTTGTTTCCTTGTCCTCGCTAACCACCTCGCGCTTGGTACCCCGATACATGGCCTCCATGATGGCGTCCTTATATTCCGCCAGTTCCATAGGGGTTGTGAGCAGTTCCAGCACCTCCTCGGTGAGCAACTCCCGCTTATCGTCCGGGTGCTGAAAATTGTGGATTTGTATGCTCTGGTTTGCCAGCAGGGCAATGAGCCAGATCACCTCGTCCAGAGCCATTTCAAAATTTTCAGCCCTCATCAACTTTTCGCCGAGATTTTCCAGCCCGCCGTAGCGTTTGGCGATTTCCTTTGTGGCTCGCGTGGTGAGCACCATTTCATAGGCCACACCGCCGACCGTGATTTTCGCGCTGCGTTCCTGTTCCATCATTTGACCTCCTATTCGCCGCCCGTACCAAAGGCAGGCTCGTAAACTTCGTTATACCAGCCGGTGATAGTAGAAGCGGCCACGCCGGTATCGTCCTCGTTGACCTCGGCCTTCCAAGGGTGGTTGCCTCGGGTATCCAACTTACTGCGCCGCGTTACGGTGCCTTCTATAGTGGGCGTGGAAAAAGTAATGCTGTCGCCTTTGGTCGCAAGATTGGTGGCGGGTATACCAAACTTGACCTTATACAGCCAGAAATAGCGATACTTCCCGTTGGCCTTTTTGGCGCGAAAGCCAATAGCTACAGGGTCGCCGCCGTCCTCACTGGCGGAAATGAGCACCTTGTTTTCATCAATGGTGGAGCCGGTCAGCATCTGCGCGGCCTCGGTGCCTATGTCGTCAATGCCGAGGGACAGGGTGCCGGATTGAAATTCTTTGATGATATAGGCCGCGCCGTCGTCGGCATAAAGGGTCGCCTCGGCGAGCTCCACCGACAATTCCGCGCTAATCGCCTTAGCGAGCTGTTTCGGCGTGCCGTAAGTCTCGTCGCCGCTCTCGTCCTCGGTGATGGCGGCATAATACAGCCTATCCAGTCCGATAGTTGCCATCTATTCGTCCTCCTTCAATTCGTAGTTGCGCGCCACGTCAATGGCGTAATGGTGATAACCGGCGGATTCCTCAAACCCGATATAACGCCGGTCGGTAATGGTGAAGTCCGCACCCAGCAGGGCCTTCACGAGCCGGTTTTTCAAAGCTGTATAGCTGCCCTTGGAAAACAGAGAAAGCTGCGCCTCCTGCGTCTCGAAATAGGGCTGGTTGTCGGCGTACATTTCAAAAATGTCGCTTATGGGCGTAATGACGATATACGTCTCCGGGGCCGCAGCAGTAAAAACGCTGGTTTCCACCGGCGTTCCCAAAGGCTCCAAGAGGATATTCAGTTCTTCCAACAGGCTCATACGCCATCGACCTCCTGTTCCAATGTCCGCTGCATGGCCTCAATACAGGCTTTTCGGGTAGCGGAGCGGGCCGGACGCAGGAAAGGTTTAGGCGGCTGGCCTTGGCGACCGTATTCCAGAACATTGGCAACCATGGCATTTGTGGCCGTGTGATAGCTCCGCTTGCCTTTGGCGGCGCGTTGTGTGCGCCGGGGCTCGCTAAAGCCTATCTTGATGTTGTGATTTTCCTGCCGGTCGCGCTTTACCGGGGAGGCACCCAGCGAAGCGACGAGCTCTCCGGTGGCGCGGGAGGGGTACTTGGTGCCGCTGCCAACCGCCGCTTGAAGATTACTTTTGATTTTCGGCAGCACCACATCGGCCCCGGCCTCCAATGCCCGCTCTATGATTTCATCCGTCTTATTTCCGAGCCGGGATAGCTTCATGAGGAAGTCATCCGGCATTTTCACAGCGCATTTTGCCATAAAATCACCCCTTTGCCGGTTGAATGAGGGAAGCGGTGAGATTGACATACATGCCACGGCCCGACACATTGTCCACCTTGGTGATGTTGTACCGCCCGTCCTCGTCAACAATGAAATGCTCCGTCGTAATTTTGAGGCCGGGTACGCACCGGAGACGGAAGGAGGTCAATTCTTCCGAAAATACCGCCTCATTGCGCCATCGCTCGCTACCGCCTTCCGTGACCGATTTATACGCCCGGCCCGAAAACAGAACAATATCCTGCTGTGTGCCGAAACCCTCTGCGTCCTTGACCGGTTCGCGGGCTATGACTTGGATAAACACATCCATTTGAGAAACACCCATACGCTACACCTGCCAATCCCGCTCCAACCGCAAAAGGTTGTTGATGGTAGTCCACGATTGCTGGCTAGCCGCGACGCTGTTGGAGAAATGTCCACCGGTACCGCCGTCCCGCGATTCATAGAAAAACGAGGAAAGCATAATAACCGCCTGCTCGGTGGTTGCAGGCAGTTCATGTTCCATATAGTAACCACTCGGTTTTTTCTGGAAAGCCTCAGAATAAGCGACGGCGGCGGTAATGCAGCCCTGCAAAAGCGCGTCGTCCTCGGCATGGGTCAAAATCAGATTTGCCTTGACCTTTGGCAATAGCTCAGTTACAAGCGACAT